AAGTGGCCTTGGTCAAGTCGTACTCGTAGAATCCCGATGAGAAACCCGTGAAGCCTGTGACCGTTCCGCTTCCGTTGGTGTTCACGGAACCCGTTGGGTTGAAGGCTTGGACAAAGACAGTTTTGATGCCGCCGACTGAATCACGGCATCCGAGGGCGTAGCCCGTAGTTAAGGAACAAGACATAGTGTATATTTTATTTTAGGGTTGCGAACAAAATAACGGGGGGCAGTTACCCGCCCCCCTTACACTTAGGCCAATCTCCAGTCAACGATGAGGTCAGGGTAAGCGAACTGCACGCCTGCTTTGAAGGCGGCTTGGAAGCGGACTTCATCGTTGTCCTTGGAGTACCACAACTCAAAGTTCTCCTCGTCGGACAACAGGTCAGTACCATAGAACAAGTTACCGAGGTAGGTGGTAACGATGCGGTTCGTTCCGAGCAAACCAGGTACGGCGATGACACGGATGTTGGTGCCTGGGTAAAGGATTTCACCATCGGCCAAACCTTGCAGGTCAACTTGGTTGTACATGACACCCGTGTTGGCTTTGAAGGCCATTACCAAGGTGCGGAAAGTGTCCCAACCGCAGAACATCACGAGGTCGGTCTTGGTCAAGATAGCCTGTGGGATGCGGGTGTAGATGGTGTCAAAGATGCTGATGACATTGGCGGTCGTGATAGAACCCGAAATCGCAGCGGTGTTACCCGATACGGTGCTACCCGATGCAGCGTTCAGCAACTGGTTTACACCGCTGAAGTAGGAGTTACCCTGCCAGATAGCGTTCTCCAACGCTTCGGCGATGCGGAGGGCCTTCTGCTCGGCGAATGCCTGCTCGAATGGTACGCCGTCGTATTGGCTACCAGCGGTCAACTGGGACTGCATCCAGTACTGCTCCAAGGAACGAGGGCAGAGGGATTCCTGAATCTTCATCACGCCAACGGTGATATTCCGCTGAGTGAAGGAGGTGTTGCCTGTTGCAGACCAACCGCAGACCGTTCCTGACCCGATGTTAGCATCGGTGTCCATTAGGTTGAGGGCGGCGGCTGACTTGATGCCCACCTGCTTGGTGAACAGGGCAGCAGAACGAGCGGCGAAGACCGCTTTGGTGATGAGGGGGAGGCGCTGCTGCTCGGTGTAAGTAGTCAGCGGGGAAACGAATGAATAAGCCATGGCTCGGTTTTTGGGGGGTTAAGGTTAGTTAGATTTTTTGAGTGATTGAATTGCTTGGGCGAGGTTGTTGAAGTTCTGCTGGGCCGATGCCTTGCGTTGCTCCACAATAGCGGAGGCGGTTGGCTTGGGGGCTTCGGAGGGGAGTTCGGCAACCTTTTCAACGATGTCGGTCATGGTTTCCATCTGCGAGGCAAATGCGGCCATCTTGTCCTTCATCTTGCCCATCTCGGTATAGGCGGCCTTCAGTTCCTCCATGATGGAAACGAGGTGCTTCTTGACGATTTCTTCCACCACCAATGGGTCCACCATTGGGTAGCCTTCGGCGATTTCACTCACCACTTCACCTGCAACTTCGGGGGTTATCTCAGCAGCAACGGCGACTTCCTCGGCAGGTGCTGGGGCTTCGGCCACGACGACTTCGGTGATTTTGCCACCTTCGGTCTTGATTGTGCCAACGCCCTCCACTTGATGCTCGCCGTCGGGGGCAGGTAGGGTTTCGTCCTCGGTGATGACATACACGGCGGTTCCTGCAACGAGGTCGCCGTCCACACGGACAACGGTTCCGTCCACCAACTTGTAGTCGGCGAAGGATTGCTTTTGGGTTGTGAACTTGCGGAGTTCAGTCCGCAAAGTGTCAATGGCTGCTTTTAGGTTCATAGATTAAAGGGATTTGTAGGTTGGGTTGATATGTTGCAAAAAGTTCGTCAAATCGTCTGCGAGGCCAGCGAGTGCGACCTCCAGTTCAGTCCCCGTGTTTTTCATGCCAAAGAGACCCTCCACGGAGAAACCCTTGAAGGCGTGGCGGTTCTCCCAAACTTCGTCGTTCTCGACCTTGAACGACCCGAACCATGAGCCGTCGGGGGTGTCCTCGTAGCCTTTGGGGGCAAGTACGCCACGCTCTGCGTCGGTGATGTAGGATTCAAACATGAAGACCCCATCGAGTTCGGCATTGTGGTAGGCGTTCACATTGTGCTGGTTTCCTTGCTTGAAGTACTTCTGCACGATTTTGCGGATGGTGGCCTTGTCAAACACGACATAGTACTCCCCGTAGGCGTCGTCCTTGCGATAGATGGGCGTGTCTGCCAGCATGAGCGGTCCCGTCAGCACACGGCGTTCCCCCGTTTCAGCAAAGCGTTGCGGGGTCTTGGCGAAGGCTTGGAAGGGTTTCTCAATCGCAGGCATATCAACGAGGGCGACAAACTGCACGCCTTCGTCCACTTCGTCCACGGTCATTCGGTAAACTGGAAGTTCCATGGTGGGATATGTAGCGGTTAGCCTAATGTTGCAAATTCGGACAAGCGGCGCACCCTGCTGGTCGTCTGCTGGATGTCACGCTCAACCACATAGGCCCGCATGGGTTGGTTCTGCTGACCCTGACCCGATGACAGGTCGCCCGTTCCAAGGTTGGTCGTTTGGGGATTAGCGAAGATGGGCGGTGGGGTCATGCTTGCCCCTGCTGCGCCACCCATCACGCTCCCACCTGGAGCGCTTCCTCCACCGCCTTGGAATTGGGTCGCTTTAATCTTGGCCACATTCGCAAGACCTGCGGCAAGGGCAAGACCTGCCTCAACGAACCGCTGGCCTGGGAAGACCAATTTTGTTGGGTCCATTCCCAAGGCCGAGTTCACGGCAAGGTAAGTGCTGACAAGGGCTTGGGCGATGCTTGCGGCTTTGGACACATTGAACGCCCGCCGTTGGGCTTCTTCGCTCTTGCCCGCACTCGCTTGGATAATGTCCCCGATGACGGCGAAGGACTGCCCCACATACTTCTCACGAAGGGCGGCGAGGTCCGCTTCCCGTTGCGCCTGCCCCGCTGCTGACTTTGCTTCGGCATCGTTCCGCATCCGAATATTTCGCAAGTACGCATCCCGATTGCGGAGCATTTGGTCCTCTTGGAGTTGGTCCTGCTTGTTGATGCGGTCCAGTTCCATCTCGTAGAGGGTGAGGTTCAAGTCCTCCACGAACTTGATAATGGCGTTGTTTTCCTCTTGCAATTTCAGCAGGCGTTGCTTGGTGGCCGCTTCTTCATCCTTGCGGCGTTGCTCCTGTTGGGCCTTGCGTTTGTTGTCAGCAGCGATGAGGCTATCGGTGTGCCTATCGTAGGCTTGGCGGTACTGCTCCAACTGCGCTTCCTCCCGTTGCAGGGCCATGGCTTGCTCCGCTGCCCGTTGCTTCGGGTCGGGTAAGTTCAAGAACCGACGGACCGCTGCCGTGAGGTCATCCCACTTGGCTATCAATAGCCCGATTGCCGCAACTGCCGCACCGATACCCGTGGCAAGGAGGGCGATGCGGAACGCCTTCATCGCTCCCGTGCTGGTTCCCACCGCCACGGCATACAAGGCTTGGGCCGCTGCTTGGCCTTGGGTGATTAGGATGGAATCCTTGTTCAGCAGGTTGGCGACCTGTTGCACCCCGTTAGCGAGGGCCATGGCCGCTTGGACTTTGACCAAGGACTTTTGCAATTCTTCTTCCTCCGCTCCGAATAGTGCCGCCGCTCCTTGGGCGATTTGGAATCCCGCAGTAATACCCTGAATAGCCCCGACGAAGGTGTCAATGGTTCGGGTATCGGATGCGAGTTGCTTAATCCTTTGCTGCGTGTCCCCGATTTGGTCTTTCAGTTTTCCCGCCTCCCGTTCCATGTCACGGAACGCCTTCGTCCCGTCTTGGCCAGCGAGGGCCATATCAGCAAGGGTCTTCTGCAATTCCCGCAAGCGGGTCTTTGCGCTGGTCGTGCCAGCGGCGGTTGAATCCTTCAGCCCTACTTCGAGGACTATTTCTTTGGTTACATCTGCCATGGTTATCCTTCGGAGGGTAGTTCGGGGTTTATGGGGGGTTCATATCCTGGGTCCACAGGGTCGGGGTCAATGGGACCGTTAAACAGGAATTCGGGGTCGCTTGCAATCGGGGTCGTCGTGGTTGCAACAAAGTCGGAGAGGTTCAGTATGCGGCGCAGGGTTACACGGCAGGGCTTCATCTGCCCGACCAAATAGTCCCGAATCTCCAGCAGCCGCCAACGGATGCCGCCATAGTATATCGGCTTGCGGAAGTCCAGTTGGTAAATGTCCACGCTTGATAGCAACATCGTGAGTTCCAACTGCAAGGCTTCTTGGGACACCGTTTCGTTGATGTAGTTCAGCCAGTAGGTGTTGTAAAGATTATTGTTGGTGTAGGCGAACGGGTTGCCGCTTGCGTTCACGGCGTTGTAGTACACCAACCTTGGCTGCCCGAAGGTGAGGTCCACATTCGGGGCGTAGGGGTTGTCAATGTGACTAACGAAGGGCATCTTGAGGATGCCGACGGATAGGGCTACATTTCCGCTGACCCCGTACTGGTAGGCCCACTCGGTCTGCCCTTCAATGAGGTTATACTGCGCCAATCGGTATCCCGTTTGCAGGGCTTTGACCGTTCCACTTGCGAGGGTTCCATCGATGTCCCAAGTACGGCCCACGATTTTGTCGGTGCTGAAGGATGCGGGGATAAGAGTGCCGCACAGGGTTTCTACCACCTTGTCCCCCTTGCCGTAAAAGTTGGAGGTGTTGAAGATGCGGCCCCCGTAGCCTTCCCTTGCAAGCGGATAGGACTGCTTGTAGGTTTTGGACAGGAAATCCCCCATGTCCTTGTACTTGAAAATGATGTTGGTGTAGGCGTTGGGGTCCCCGTTGGTCAGCACCTGCTCTGCGTTCTCGTCGGATTTCTGCGACCAATCCACCACGGACCCCGATGAGTAGAAGTCCTTCCACGGCTCGATGTATAGGAGTTTTGGGTCTTGGGGGTCGGGCATGAATTGCAGGTTGAACATCTTCTGCAAATCTTGCAGGAGGTCGCTCTGCTTGACATCGGCAGGGAGTGCCGTCCGCATATCCAGCGTCCCAGCATTGGCCCAATTTTCAAGGCACTCAAACTGTATGCTGCAATTTGGTTGCTGGTCAAAACTTGCTACTTGGGAATCAACTATAAGCCTAACATTTATGCCAGCACGAATTGAAACATTTGAAAAAACCACATCTTGAAACGCATCCTTGGTAAAGATTGAGTTCCATGACCCATCATTGTTTAATGCTGGTATGAGGGCTATATTTTGATTGTTTGTTGTATCTCTTAACGATATACCGAAAGGAAGCCTTGTCCCAGGTGCGGACCAAGTGAATTTCAATTTTACCCTAATATTCCACCGAGTTGTCAAATTTGGCGACACGAATGTGCTTGACGATGCGACCCAATAGTTTGGCCTATCATAAAGCGGAGGCGTTGAATCGTCTTGAAAAAGCAGGAACCCCGTTACGGCAGAATAATTCGCCCCACTACCTCTTGCAAAAATATTGGACCCCGATAAGTTGATAGGCATGGTCCCCGCCGCATAGGGCATCACCAACTTGTTGAACAGGGAGGAATTAAAGAATGTGGACGAGTAACGGAACCCCGCCTCGGCAAAGATGAGGTCCACCATCTTCTTGACATAGATGCTGGGACCGAGCCTCCACCACGGGGCTTGGAACCAACCGCCGCCTTGGTTCAGGATATCCGTGAACCCAGCCGCATCCACCACCCCGTAAACATACCCGCTTGATGCCGCACCGCTTGCCGTCCAAGTGCCGCTGACATGGCCGCTGGTGGGCGTGTGGTTCATGCCTGTCACGCCCGCCGTGTTCACCAGCATATTGCCTTCAATGGCTTTAAACAGGGACACATTGTCCGTGAACAAGCCCACCTCGTAGGTGACCGTTCCCTTGGTTTTGCTCATTGATAGCAACTGCAGCACTCCGCTGAACACTTGGACCCCATCCTCCCACATGGCAGCACGGATTCGCTTGTTCGGTTGAAATCCACCCACGAAGGACTGGATGTTGTAGGCATACGCAAAGCAGGCCCGATTCGTCGGGGTGTTGGGCAGGGTGATGGTCTTACTGAAAGACCCCCGTTGCTTGGTCACATCCTCAATATCCCCAATGGAATAGGTGACCGCAATGTCGGTTTCGCCCATTGTGTCCAAAACATAGGGGACCTCAACATTGGAATCGTTGAGCGGGTAAGCGATTAGGGTCACGCTCATAGAATCGAATTGTCGTAGGCTACGGCCACCTCGATTTGCAGTTGGGTGAGGCGGTCATTGCGTCTGGTTACAAATTGATACTGGTTGGCATTCACCACCGCTTCCACAAGGGTTCCACCGAGTTCCAACCACACATACCCGCTCCGTACCATTTCAATGAGCCACTCAGATTCGGCATCGGTTAGCCAATCGCTATTGAGGGCGTACACGAAGTCAAACGACCCCGCCCAAACCTTGTTGTAGGTGGTGGTGGCGTACACATCGGAGTTGTAGCCAAACACCTCCCGCTGGATGTTGGCCCGTTTGCGGTTCTTCATCGTGAAGGTGTAGGAATCAATGCCGCCGTACTTGTTGACGAAATGCACGGGGATGGAATCAAACCGCTGGCAGGGGCCGAAGGTGAAGGTGGTCTGCACCGAACCAAGACCCGCATTCGCCAAGAACTGCACCGTGTAGGAATCGCCCTCCACCGCTCCGCTCAATGCAGAAATAGTTCCCGAAAGGTTTGCAGGACCACAGGCAAAGCGTTGGATGTTGAAGTCCGTAGTCCCCGAAAGGCTTGGGGTTACGGCGAAGTCATAGTTGACGGACTTGTAAGCAACCCGTGCCGATACGAGCCAAGTGTCGTTGGCGGTTGATGTTGTGTACTTGGTCCCGTTGATGGCAAGGAAGTTGCTGCCCCCTTGGTACACGGTGAAGGCTTGCGGGGTTGTCAGCGGACGGACATTGGTGAAACTGCTACCAATGCGGAAGTACCCGCTCAAACTCCACCCCGCAAGTTCCAACTGCTCCAGGTTCCCCGCAAAAGCCATCACCCCGCTGACCGTCGTGGTTGCTCCCGTGACGGCGGGCGTGTTCCCGTACTCTTGGGTGAAGTCAAGCCGATACCCCGAATAGAACCCCGAATGGTCCACGAATCCCGTCTGCGTGAGTGATGGGGCGGTCGGGGCTACCAATGTTTCAACCACCTTCTGCACATCGAAGAATCCGAAGTTGGTGGTCGGCAGTTTGTCGCACTTTAACCTTGCCAGCGTCGTGCCTGCGGGGTTCTTGACATCGCAGACATACCTGTAATTGGGCTGGGCAATCAGCGAGCCGCTGACTTTGTAAAGCATCTTGTTGTAAACGGGCGTGGCCACGAGAGGCGACCCTGATAGTACGGATATGGACATGGGTTATCGGACGGTTGCGACGCTTATGGACTTGCCGAGGACTTCGGCGATGTTTTCGGTTAGCACATCCACCATCTCCTTGGTGGCTGCGTTGGACATAAAGTTGGTGGCCCGAAGACCTTCCCGCCTAATCTTGTTGGCGATGTTGATGGCAAACGACCTGTTCGCCGCCTGCTTATCTCGGCCTTCCAGGGGGATGCTCTTAAACGCAATCCACTCTTGGATGGGACGGATAGGTGGCCGTTTGTCCCTGTACTGAAACGGGGAATTAGGCGCACGGCTACTGCTGACCGCACCCTTGACACCGAGGTCCACATATTTCCAGTAATCGTTGGCGACAATAGCAACCACGAAGGAAGTGTCGGTCAGGGTGATGGGTTCAAAGTCAATACTCGCAGATAGGGAATCGCTTGCAATGGCCCCCGAATTTGCGAGGTTCTGCTTGGCCAAAGTGATGACCCCTTCCAACCATTTCTTGACTACGGCGTAGGACTTGTTGTCAATGGCCCCCTCCGCAAGATTTACCCCGAATTCGGGCAACGCTTGCTTTTGGATGTCGGTCAGTTTCTTCCCTGACCCACCTACGAATACATCAAACTCCATGGTGGTAAATGTCCAGCCACCGAAATTGTGTCCTACTTCCTCCGCATCCGCTCCGCTTCCATCCTTTCGGCTTCCAAGATGTCGTGTATCAAGAGCGCATAGTTCAGGAACTCCACCGCCTTCATCGCAAAGATGGCCTCAAATTTCAGCACATCCTTATTCGCCATTCTCCATACCACCATGAGCCAACCGTAGCCAGCAAGCGGGTTGGTTATTGGCCCTGCATCCCTTTCGTCAGGTGCTTGGAATAGTCGCTCAAAACTTTCAAGTAACTTTCGGAACTTAGCAAAAAAAAACTGACCACCCCCCAAACATCGCCAATTTTGGCGTGGGACTTGAACAGTTCGGCCCGCTCTTGGTGGGATGCCCCGTCGTATTTCTTCGGGAAGTAACCGAGGAACCCGCCCTCCCTGCAAAGCGTCGCCATGATGCGGTGCAGGTTTTGGACGAGTTTCTTTTCGTCGGTCGTGTCCGTGTCCATGAGGTCTATCAGTTGGCCAGCGGTGAGTTCGTCCGTGAAGACGGTCGGAATCCACCACTTGCCACCCGCTTTGAACCGCCTCCTGTATGCAAGGGTGGGTAACTCGTTCCACTCGGCTATGATGGTCTTGTAACGCTTAGTAAGCCCCTTGGCGGGCATTTCTCTCACAAGCGATACATCCACCCCCTCCACTATCGCCACGACCCCTGCACGCTTGTCGTAGTCGGTCAGCACGGGCGAGAACTCCAGCGCAGCGATGCGTTGGAACTGGTCGATGGTGAGGTCTTGGAGTTTCATAGTTTCGGTCTTGCGTTGCAATGTACGGAAGGAACCACGACCATCGGAAGCCCGTGCAGTAAGGCAAGGTTTGTCAGCACGCTTTGGTCGTGCCTGTGGTCAATGAAGGATGGGTGGTTTGGGTATTCGCTGGGGTCATCGTTCACGACCTTTTCAACCGCAAGCCATTTGGACCACTCTTGCATCAAGGCGATATTGGCATCGGTCTTGCGTAATCCCAAGAACCCCGCCTCCAGTTGCATCGGCCCCTCGTTGAAGAACTGCAAGCAGTCCATCAAGGCGTAGCAATCGCCCTTGGTGTAAGAGATATGGTTGTGGAAGTTTTGGTGAAGGAGGATGGGATTGTCGGTCAGCCACCGCTTTGCAAAGTCAAAGCATTCGTCCGTGTGGACATCTTGGGCATCAAGGTAGAGCAGGGCTTCGTCGTCCTGCAAATCCAGCAGAGCGTCCAAGATGATTTTCGGCTTCCACCTCCACCAATCGTTGCCCCTACCTGGTCGTTTCTCGTCCGTGACCGTTGTAACTGGGAAGGGATAGTACATCCCTTGCTCCCTTGCGGCGGGCCAGTATTCGGCGGTTGCGTAGTTGATGCCGACCAGGTGCATGGCTAAAACCCGTGGGAGTTGGCGAAGGCGTGGTTGAATGCACCCGCTTGCATCGGAATGCCGACGAAGTGCTGCGAGTATGCCCTTTCGAGGACATGACCTACATAGGTCAACTCGGTCAAGCCCTTGGTGATGCAGTCCAAGGTCAGTTGCAGATGGGCATCGTTCCAAACCATCGTGTAGTTGGAAGTCACGGGAACCATCGGGGCCGTAAATTCACCCGAACCTTTACCCGTCAAGGTCTTGATGTGACCCTCGTAGTTGTGGCCGCATTGCCAATAAGGAACGGTGTCCACGGGGATTTGGAAGTACCCGCATTGAGGCAGTTGGCGAAATTGACCTTGGTTGTAGGTGACATCGTATTCAAATAGATTCACGATGTCCCCTTCTTGGATGTAACCGTTGCGGGCCAAAGCGTACCACCCCGTCCACGCCACAAGGTTGCGGTGATGCTCAATGTTGTCGGGCAAGTCCCGTGCGATGATTAGACCTGGTATGGATGCGATGCTTGAAAAGTCCCGTGGGCCAAGCATGACCCAGCGCAAGTCGTCAAACAAGTCAAAGCGTCCGCTATTAATGCAGCCCTTTACAATTTCCGCATCGTGGCAGAAGATGAAGGTTTTGGCGGTCATAGTTTCTTTGTGATGGTCAGCATTTGCCGTCCCCTTCCGTCCCAACTGCTCTTGTGTTCGTGTGGTTCCAACTGACCCAACAGGTTGAGGATGGTCAGTAGTTCGGCATCGTGAATCATCATCGTGCCGCCTTTGAGCAGCCGCTCGTTAAATAGTCGCACCATTTCGGGAATCATGCCGTCGCCGTGGTCCGAATCGTGGAAGATGAACTCAAAATACCGCTGCTCGTTGAGGGATTCGCTGGATGGGGCGTTGTTCCACTCCACCTTGTAATCCTTCAGCAGGGCTTTGCGCTTGTCCTCTACGCTGGTATCGGTGTCGTACACGACGACTTCAAGGCCCGCCATGGCAATGGCAAGGGTAGAGTGTCCGAGGTAACTACCGAGTTCCAAGGCACGGCCTTTTGCGTGGTTCTTGGCGGTGTTGTGGATTTCAAGGATGTGGGTCACATCGGTTGTGTAGATGTGGCCGTAGTCCAAGCCTTTGAGGATTTCTTCGGGTTTCTGCTTCATGGTTAGAATGTGATGACAAATTTACTTGGGTCGGGCCAACCTGGGTTGGGGTCGTAGACAACGGTGTTCGGTTTCTTCCCAATCCAATGCTCCCCCTGGTAGCGGTGTTCACGGAGCGGTTCGCCCAGTTCCCGCACATGGCTTGACTTGGCCCACCAAAAGTTCCCTGCAAAGTAGGGATAACCGTCGGGGTTGTTTTGGTCCGCTATTTGGGGGAACTGCTCGGTGGTGAGCCAATGGCATCCAACCGCATCCACTTTCTCCAGTTCCGCAAGGGCTTTCTCCCAAGCCACGATGGTAAAGAATATCATGCTGCGCCCCCATAGTTGGGCGACCAAGGAAGGATTTGCAGAACCCTTGGTGTGGGCGTACAGGTAGGCCGCATCCTCGGTTTGGCTCGCTCGGTACATCTCGGTCAGCGTGGCTTGCTCCCAAGCGTTTGTGCGGGTGACCACGACCTTGACCTTTGCCGCCACGAGGGAATTGTCCAAGATTTCCTTGACCACCTTCCGCTGGTCGGGAGGGCCGACGATGCCGACACGAATCTCGTCCAACTGTTCTATCAGTCCGTAGTTGCACAGGGCCATCATGTGTTGGTGCATGATGAGTTGCCATTGGCCGCCTCCACCGCAATAGATGTGGTAATAGTGGATGAGTTTCATTGGGTGAAAAGGAGGGTTAAGATGCAGCCGATAAACACCAAGGCCAGCACGACCCGACCGATGGCGAGGGCGAGGTCAAGGAGGGATTCGAGGTTCATTTCAATAGGAGGGTCAAGAGTTGGCTGATTCCCAAAGCGAAGAAACCAATGCCCGCTATGATTAACAACCAACAGACAATTCGCCCAACGAAAAGCAGGATATCAATGGATTCTCGGTTCATGGGGGTAAAGTTAAACCACCAAGTACTTCCCCGAGTTGCTGACCGCCAATTTGTTGAGGGCCACATAGCGGAGCGCATCGCAGGCGTGGTTGTACGAATCAATCGGGACCCCCGTGTCCCGCCCATCTTTGTCGGTGGCCCAAGTGTAACTGCGGAGTTCCTTAATCAAATTGACCGAATCCTTGGTCACATGGAGGTTAAACCGCTTGACCACATCTATCCCCTGCCTGACCGAATCGGGTCCCTTGGATGCGGGCTTGATATTGAATCCGAGGCGGTAGATTTCCTCAATGCTCTTGGGTTCTGCCGAATCGGCCACAATCTCCCACGCCCTTGTAATGCCGAATTCCTTCAGCCTTGTGGCGATGTCGGAGTTGGTCAGCCCCCTGTGATATAGCAGTTCGTGGATGAATAAGTCATCATTCCTGCGGTAAACGGCGACCAAGGCGGTTGGGTCCGTGCTGAACCCCCAGTCGAGGCCGTAGGCGACGAATTTCATCGTGGATGGGTCTATACCCTCAACCACCGTGTAGTCCCCGTATATCGCACCCTGTAGCGTCCCGACTTGACCGAGGCCGTACACCTTCCACCAATTCGCCCAGTATGCGGAGGTTTCGGCTTTGGTGCGGTTCAGTTCGATGTCATTTCGAATAGTATCGGGAAGGGCCTCGTTGTCTTGGTATGTGAGGATGAGGAACTCCGCATCCGTTTCGGGCAAGACCTCCGTATGCGCCCAAAATTCGTGGGTGGGGTTGAAGTCAATGTAAATCTCCTGCGAGGTACGGATGGCCAACTGGTAGTAGGAATCGAAGTCGATGTTATTCGCCTCGTTGATGTAGAGTATCTGCCTCCTTGCCCCACGGAGGCGGGCTTCCGAATCAGCGGAAAAGAACTCAATCGTGGAACCGTTGGCGAAGTTGTACTGCAGGAGGGTCTTGTTCCAGCGGTCGGGAACCCACCTGTGGGTCCATTGCATAATCTTGGCGAAGTCCTTAATCGCTCCCCGCCGTAGGTGAGGCACGGATTCGCTGACGACCGATATTTCCGACTTGGGATGGCGAGCGGCGTGGTCAATGAGGACCGCAAGGATGCCGAAGGTTTTGGACGCGCTTGTCCCGCCTTGTATCACCTTCTTCCGAGCGGTCATCGCCCGAATCTTGCGGATGGCGGTGGTGTATTTAAAGTCCATCCCCAAAAAGCGGCTGCTCGATGGTGATGCTCGTTTCCTGCTTCTCAACCAACCCGTTCAACCGCTGGGTGATGGAGGGGTTGTAGAACGAGAGCAGGCCGCCAATGATTTGGTCCTCTCGGATTTCTTCCCGAATCGCACGGCAGATAACCCCGAAGTCCTCGTAGTAACCGTCCTTGTTGTCAAAATAGTGCTGGACCTCCCCGTAATTGTTGCGACAAAACCGCTTGAACCCTTCCAAGGTCAGCGGCACTTTGGCGGGGTCTTCCTTCTTTAACCCATCCTTCCCGACATACTGCACCCGCTTCCATTGTTCGCCTTGGACCTTCACATCCTCCTTGAAGGCGGCCCATGCTTTTCCAAGGTCTTCGGGTGTTTTAAATATCCTTGTTGGGTGCATCAGTATTCTATTTTGTCAATGAGTTCGTCAATCTTGTCCACGATTTTCATCTTCACCGCAAAGGCGTTGGGCGAGTTGGAATCGTCCACCGCACCAATGCAGTCGCAGAGGGTCGTG